ATCCGCACAGGCAAGTGGGTGTGCATGTCCTGCCACGCCAAGGGGGACGTCAAGGGCTACGTACCGGACCCGATCATGGAGTTGGACTATGCAATGGACCTGCTCGATGCCCACGACCTCGTCAAGCCAGAGTCGTGGCTGGACCAGTTCGACTCTGGTCCTGTTGCCCATTACTGGCTGTCCAGATTCAGCGAGGATGTATGTCGTCGCTACCGCCTTGGATGGGACGGGACCAGAGGCAACCCCTGCTATCCCATTCGGGACATGGCTGGGCGTCCCTTGGGAGTCGTCCACCGGAACGTAGATGACCCCGAAGGACCCAAGTACCACTACCCGAAGGGGGTCAAGAAGACCGAACTGCTGTTCGGAGTACCTCGTCCTCGTAGAGGGGGCCATGGACGTCTGTGCGGTCAGGGATGCGGGGATCGACGCCATTGGCTCCTACGGCTCCCTGCTGGACCACAAGCAGATCAACGAGATCGTCGCCCTGCAGCCACGGGTGGTCTGGATCGCCTACGACATGGACCATGCCGGTCATGTGGGCGCAGGCAAGGCCGAGTACGCCCTGAACATCGAGGGGATACAGGCTCGCAGGCTGTTCTGGAACGACAAGTACAACGACCTCGGTGACATGGACCTTGAAACACGCTCAAACACTTTGTCCAAGACTCTTGCATCTAAGTCTCAGGTGTACTAGGGTCTGAGGCATGGCACACACGCTAGATGACTACTTCCAAGCCAAGGCTCTGTACGACATGGCCAAGGATCACCTAGACAGAGTGATCGAAGAGATCGCCACGGACATGGTCCAGCGCTCAGTCAAGAGCGAACTGTGCGAGCGGGATGACGGGTCCAAGCACACCGTCACCATCGTGCAGCGCGAAACCCTCAAGGTCGATGAGGTGACCCTGCTCAGCGTGCTGGGCAAGCGCCAATTCGCCAAGATCTCCGACCAGAAGTTGAACACCAAGAAGTTGGAGGCCGCAGTCAGAGATGGAGTCATCAGTGCCGAACTCGTCAGCGACAACTCAGTCGTCTCACGATCCAACCCCTACCTCAGAGTTACCGACTACTCCGGTGAGGATTGATCCGGCTACCCGGTTCGTCCGCTCGCTGCCGGGAGAGTACTTCCTGCTGCGAGAGGCCGCTGAGGCCGTGGGCACGAGCCAGTTCATCCTGAGGAAGTTGATTCAGGACGGACCTAGGGACTGCGCTCCCAGCAAGTACGCGCAGTTCGGCAAGACCAAGATCTACCTCTACACCCGCGAGGACATTGCACAGATCCGCAAGCACATCGAATGGACCCACTCGGTTCACGACCACAACGGGCCAGCACGCAAGCCGGGACGACCGCCAAAGTTCAGCAAGGACCAACGTCGCAAGAGGGCACGGCTCTACAGCAAGGCGTGGTACTGGAAGAACAGGGCAAAGATCCTTGCCGAGCAAGGAGACCTTAAGGCAGCCGACACAGCGATGTGGAAGGCCAAGCAGGTAGAGAAGGAGTTGAAGAGTGAAGATTGAAGTTGGGGTGACCCATCAGATCCGCATCGACGGTGAGTCGGCTTGGATCAAACTGAGTATCGAAGATGAGTGCAACGCCAAGGACATGGACGACGCCCTAGAGGCTCTGTCTACGTACGTCAACAACAAGGTAATCGAAATCTGCGCACAAACGGCATCGACCGTGCAGAACTACACAGGAGGCAAGTGAGATGGGACTGACATTCGGACAGCGCAAGGCTGACGCTCCTCCGGTCATGGAGAGTGACGGCAAGTACCTGCGCAACTTCAAGGACGGCGACACCGTCATCCGATTCATCGAGGAGCCAGACGACTGGATCGTCTTCCGCGAGCACTACACCACCGACCGTCGCTCGTTCCCCTGCACAGAGGATCGCGACAGTTGCCCCGGCTGCACCAGCGACGTTGAGTCCGTGCAGCGGGCCACCCGCAAGTACGGCACCAATCTCTGGCTGGTCAAGCAGGATCTCGTCCTGCCCTTCCGCATCCCGATGAGCCTTGCCAAGCGCGTGTTCTCACGCGCTGAGCGCAACGAGGGCGTCATCACCAATCGCGACTACGTCGTGATGAAGTCCGGCAAGGGCATGGACACCGAGTACGACATTGAGTCCGACGAGCGATACAACGTCAATCTCAAGGATCTGCTCGCCAAGGCTCTGGACGTTCAGGAGATCCTGTCCTCGTCCTACGACGAGATCTGGGGCGAGGCGGAAGACTCTCCCATCGTCAAGGCTGCTGCCAAGCCTCGTGAGCGCAAGGTCTACATCGATGACCTTGATGAGGAAGAGGAGAAGAAGGAAGATTTCCCTTCTGACCCGGAGCCTGCTGCCGCAGAGGATGATGGCCCGGTAGTCATTGACGAGGATGCGCTGTACGAGATGGGTCTGGTCGAACTCAAGGATCTGGCCAAGCGCGCCAACGTCAAGGTGCCCAGCACAGCGAAGAAGAGTGACGTTATTCGGGCGTTGATCTCTGCGTCCGAGTAGCAACCACATTGCGTAGAGCCGTGATAAGTGGGAAGGCACGGTTGGCTACCTGCCCGTTCGAGTCGGGCCAATGTACGTGATCTGGAATCTGCACACCCACAGCAAGCACAGCACGAATGACGCGCTGCCCACTGTTGAGGAGATCGTCAAGACGGTCTCTGGCTACGGGCAGCCTGCCATTGGTCTGACTGACCACGGCAACATGTCGGGCACGGTCCAGTTGTACCAGCACGCCATGTCGGCGGGCATCAAGCCCTTCCCCGGCACTGAGTTGTACGTGGTGCACGACCGCAATGACAAGAAGGCCAAGCGTCACCACATGTGCGTGGTGGCCTACACCACGCAGGGCTACCAGAATCTCGTGCGTCTGAGCACCCTGTCCTACAAGAACTTCTACCACAAGCCCCTGCTGGACCACGCTGACCTCGCTGAGTTGAGCGAGGCTGGCCTGCTCAAGGGGATAGCGGCAACAAGCGGCTGCTACTTCGGCTTCATCGCTCAGGGGATAGCCAACGGCGATCAGGTCACAGCCGTCCAGTTGATGAGCACCTACAACAAGTGGTTCGACAAGTTCTACGTCGAACTGCAGAACCACAACATCGAACATCCCACCGGAACCAACGACGACGGCCTTGCTGACGAGTTGTTCTTCCACGCTAGGGCGTTGGGCATACCAGCAGTACTCACACAGGACAGTCACTACTGTCACCAATCAGATCAGGAGACACACAATGCGCTCAAACGACTCGTGGCCTTCGGGAACGACACAGATGACGCTGTTTTCCCCGGAGACGGATTCGGACTCGCAGACGAAGAATGGCTCAGGGGGCACCATCACCCCGAGCGGTACGCCTACGGTGAGGCAGGGCTGGCCGACCTACTCTCAGCCCACTCTCTTTCCATCCCCCAGTTAGACACCTACCACTACAACATCCCGTTCACGACGGCTGATCCTGACAAGACGCTGGCCACGGCCTGCTCGCTACGCATGGAGAACATGCGGCTGCATCTGGAGAAGAAGTACGTAGCCCGTCTGGATGACGAACTGTCTGTCATCAAGGACACCGGCATGGCCGGGTACCTGCTCCTCGTCAAGGAGGTGACCGACGAATGCAAGCGAAGGAAGATCTTCTATCAGGCGCGTGGCTCTGCGTCCGGATCGCTTGTCTGCTGGCTCTTGGATATCACGCAGGCGGACCCGATCAAGTGGCACCTGTCCTTCGAGCGGTTTATCAGCCGCGACCGGACCAAGCCACCGGATATCGATCTGGACGTTGAGTCCAAGCGCAGGAAGGAACTGATCGCATGGGCGCAGACCAAGTACGCCGTCGTGCAGATCGGGACCTTCTCCGAATACTCCATGAAGGGGGACGATGACAGCGATGAGGGGTCAAAGGGCTCTGTACTCGTCAAGTATTACTCTGGGAATCGTCGCAGGGATTCTGGCGCTCTACGTTGGGAAGACGTTCCTCAGCAGGATCGCGATGCGCTCCATGCAATCGCAGACTGCAAGCCGCTTGCATCGTATGGCACTCATGCGGCAGGTCTCGTCGTCACCACAACGGATGACGAACTCTCCTCGCTCGTCCCCCTGATGCTCGTCGCGTCATCCGATACGTGGGTGACGCAGTACGAGATGGACGACATTGAGTCCTTGGGACTGGTGAAACTCGATGCCCTCGGGGTCAAGATGCTGGACGTCCTCCACAAGTGCATGGACTTCCTTGGCAAGGACGTCTTCGGCGGACTGGACTGGATCCCCTTGTCGGACCGTCCTACCTTCGCCCGCCTGTCCGCAGGTGACACAGGCGGGGTGTTCCAACTGGAGGGCTACACCTCCCAGAAGGGCTGCAAGAGACTGCGCCCGACCAGCATCAAGGACGTCATCGCTGCCATGGCGCTGTTCCGCCCCGCCACGATGAACTCTGGAGCGACGGACACCTACATCCGCCGCAAGCACAAGGAGGAGGACAACCCTCCACGCAACCCCATGCTTGACGAGCAGACGCGTGAGACCTACGGGATCCTGCTCTTTCAGGAACAGGTCATTGCGATCCTTCGCCAGTTGGGCATGGACGCAAACAACCTCACCAAGTTCCTCAAGTCCGTCAAGGCGTCCAACTCCAATATCGGCAACGCAGGGAAGGTCATCGATGGGTATCGAGAGATGGTTTGGGCGATGGCTGTCGATGCTGACTTCACCAAGCGCGACTGGGAATGGTTCTGGGAGTCGGCCACGGGCTTCGCGGCATACGGTTTCAATCAAGCGCACTCCACTGCCTACGGACTCACCGCCTACCGCAGTGCGTATCTGGCTACTCATCACCCCACGGAGTTCTACGCCGCTGTACTTGCTGTGGCAGCGGGGACACCGAAGGAGAAGGACTACATAAGGATGGTCCGCGAGCAGGGGATCAGGATGCGCAGGGCTGACGTCAACGCATCCGACGTCTCCTACAGCGTGGACGGCAAGACCACCATCCGCAAGGGCCTCATGGCGATTGACGGCATCGGTGAGCCGACAGCCAAGAAGATCATCTCTGCTCGCCCAGTAGAGGGATTCGAGACCGTTGAGGAGTTCTGCCGCCTGACCAAGGTGTCGGGATCAGGACCCTTCCTCAACGGCGGGGACAAGGACGTAGGTGTCGTGGGCAAGTTGTTCGCATCCGGCGCGATGGACTCCTTGGAGGGACTGTGAGCAACTACAAGGTCACTTCTGAGAACTGGATGCAGTGCTACGGCGGTCCTCATGACGGCAAGTGGATCAAGGTCAAGGCCGGAACTTGGGAGTATCTCGTCCCTATCGTCTCCGCGATGAGTGTGATCCTGACTGAAGATTTCGACGCAACTCTCCCGGCGATGAAGGTCGGCTACTACCAGAAGACCGGAGAGATGACTGATGGAGAGGCCATCTGGGGCCGCTTCGACTGGATGGGGGAGAAATGACTCCTGCCGAAGAGGTTAGGAAACGCTCCGGTGGACGCTGCGAGGGATTCGTTCAGGTCAGGGACACATGGTCCCGATGCTGGATGGGTCCAGTAGAGATTCACCACGCTCTCACCCGCGCTCGTGGCGGAGCAGTGCTGGACGGCATCGGAGAGACGCTCCATCTTCTGGCTCTGTGTCCCAGATGTCACCAAGCCGCCGATGGTGGCGATGCGTACGAGAGAGGGCTGCTCATCGACGGATACGTCCACACCGAGAACGGTCGCGTCGTCTACCAAGGCTCAGACAAGTTCTTGTCCCGCAAGTACCCAAAGGAGGAATCATGATCACTGTCAGCACTGCTCTGGACATTCACAATCAGGGGACGCAGTCCCACCACAAGAAGTACGTCATGGTGGGGATGGACGCTGATGATGCGTTCGCTCTGGCCACCATCTTCCTGAACATGCCAACAGGGAACATCTCCGATGAATGGCGTAATGCCGTGTCCATGTTCGCCAAGGAACTCATTGATGCGGGGAACAGATGTCGCTGAAGGATCAGGTCAAGGCTGTCCAGACATCCCTTCCAGTAACCGTGCGCCATGAGAGGTGGCTGACAGAGAACTCCAATCCTGTCTACTCCGACAAGGCTCTGCACTTCGCTCGTCAGCAACTGGCTGGCGTCACCGGCTCACAGCGTCTGCGCAAGAAGATGTTCCGAGCCAGCAGCGCCACCACCTGCACTCGCGCCCAGATCTTCAAGTGGATCGGGATGCCTGCTCGTCCTGACATCGACTCCAAGTTGGCCAACATCTTCGCCACCGGAAACTTCCTGCACCTCAAGTGGCAGATGCAGGGCCTGACGGAGGGCTGGCTGGAGAAGGCTGAGGTCCCGGTTGACCGGGACGACATCAATGCTGGCGGGACGATGGACGGCGTCCTCTACACAGGTGGCGGGCTGGAGTTCAAGTCCATCAACGACCGTGGCTTCGGCAAGGTGACGTCGTTCGGTCCTCTGGAGGGACATCTCTATCAGGTCCACAACTTCATGTATCTCGGGGAGATCGATCACTTCTCGATCATCTACGAGAACAAGAACACGGGTGAGTGGCGAGAGTTCCGGGTTGACCGAAACGAACTGCTCATCAAGCAGGCAGAGGTCAGGTTCGTCCAGTTGAACGAGTTCGCTGAAGCGCAGGCCCTGCCGAGGATCCTCCCCGATTGCAAGGTTGAGGAGGGCACCCAGTACCGGCAGTGTCCCTACCGGGACGTCTGCCTGAAGACCAAGATGTGGCCGAAGGTGAAGTCGTGAGCGTCTCGTTGAGCAGGGAGCAGATAGCGGCCCTGATGCCCAACCACTTCTTCCCCAAGTACTGCTACAAGGGCGATCACATCCAGCAGAGATGCGGATGGGTGGGCTGCGACTTCCAAATCGAGTGGACCAACAAGAAGAAGGGGATGGTGGTCTGGCACGAAGCCCTCATCGATCACATCTTCAAGAACGATCACTACTCCATTTCGAGGGCATGATGGCTATTCAGATACGCAGGGGAACACCCAAGGACGCCCAGATGGGCCGCAGGCTCCTGTCCATTGAGATCGGGCTTGGTCTGGACGACGTAGATGACCTGTCTGACGAACTTCAGGAGTACAAGAACATCCTCTTGGGCAGGGACGACTCGCCCATCGACTCTCCCTATCTCGCCATGATGGAAGTCGCCACGGCCTACTACGCACGAGCGATGGAGATCGACTCGCTCATCCATAAGGCCGAGAGACAGGGAGCCA